GTTTGAATCTTGCATAACGTAAAATTTTTAATACGCTACAAAGGTAATTTATTATTTTTGATTTGCAAAAATTTTTTAGTAGTTTCTATACAAAATTATTGTAAGTAATTGACACTAAGCAATAAAAATTTTGTTTTTCCTAATTAAATTTATTAAATTTGCAAAAATAATTTATGAAGGCTTCAAAAACATCTATATTCAGTTTCAATAAAACAGATACCGCAAAGTTAGAACTCGGAAACGTAGGGGTAGCCTTGCCACTTTCTGAATTGCCAAGTGATGCGGAAAGCTTCGGTTGGTATGGACAGTCCAATAATGCGAATGTGTACCAAGACATCAAGGCTAAAGACTTAATGCCCAAGCCTGAGGATTTCGTAAAGGTGCCTTTTCGCCTTATCTCTGCGACGGTCGTAGGTGCCAACAGTTGGAAAGTTACAGACTTCTCCAACGAAGAGGTTCTAAAAGCGTCAATGTCTAAGCTGGTAGGTAAACCAGTTTACCCTAACCATGACAGCGACGACGTGTTTAACTATGTTGGAATCATTGAGTCTGTAAGGTGGTCAGAGGCGAGAATACAAGACGGTCAAATCATACCCGCAGGAATAGACGGTGTTATCATGATCGACGGTAAGACAAGCCCTAAAATCGCAAGAGGGGTATTGATGGGTGCAATTACTTCTAACTCGGTAACAGTTGGTTTTGATTGGGAGCCTTCGCACTACTTCGAATCAGCGAGCGAGTTTTATAATAAGATTGGAACGATTCACACAGATGGTAAAATGGTAAGACGTATTGTTACGTCTATTTCTGATTACTACGAAACTAGTTTGGTGTGGTTAGGAGCTGATCCATTCGCAAAAAAGATAGACAAAGACGGTAAATTGATAAACATTGACACAAGCAACGTTTATACACCGTTTAGTAAAGAAGACGTAGAGGTTAAAGGCTACGAAGCAGATAAAAGTTATAAAATTTCTTTTGCAAGTGATAATAAATTCTTATCTTTGCTTCACAAATCAACTTTATCCACCAACACAGGAAATAAAAATGTAGATATGAAGGATTTTTTAAAATTACTACAAACTATTGGCATTGAAGAGGCACAAGTAAGGTTGTCTTTAGGTATTGCGGAAGGTGTAGAGATTACAGCAGACCATATTAAGTCGTTTATGACGCCTAAACCAGCGGAGCAAGTCGTAACGACTGTAATTCCTGCAACTCTAGCGTCCAACGAATCAGCAGTTAAAGCTTTAGGCGGTGCAATTACTGAAACTTCGGATTTCTCGAAGGTATCAGTTTTGACAACTGAAGAATTTACAGCTTTAAACGCTAAAATCACAGCACTTGAAAAAGATGCTGCAATTGGTAAGGAGCATATCAATGCTAAGAGAGCGGAAATTAAGCGATTATATGCGGTTACAGTTGGCACTGCTGACGAATCAGTATTAAAGCTGATTGACAACGCAGAAACAGACGCTTTGGATGGCTTACTAAAGCAATACACCAAAGGAGCGACTGATAAATTCGAAGGGACTTGTAAGAAGTGCGGAAGTAACGAGTTTACGTTCCAGTCAAGCCTTACAGACGACACTACAACGACTCCAACTACTTCAAAGGTATCTACTTTTGATGACATCGCAGAGAAGTTTAAGAAAACAACGGTAAGCATTTACAAAGATTAATCTACACACAACTAGATAATAAATTTATGGGATTATCAACAATGGGGAACGATACACCCCTTAAAGTATTAAAAGAGGAATCATACCCAATCGCACACTCATTTATTTGTACAGCTGCGGTAATCAATGGTGTTATGGTCAAACTAAACACAGACGGGACAGTGTCCCCATGTGCTGCGGTAACAGATAAGCCAATCGGCTATGTTGCAGTAGGTTGTAAGGCAGCAGACGAAAGAGTTACGGTTGTAACTTCATTCCAAGCTATTGTTTACGCAGAATCAGACGCAGGATCAACTTGCGGGGCAGAATTGGCGCAAAGCGGTATTAATACAGCAGTTACTAATGCTAAAATGAAAACAGCGGTAGCAACTAACTATGTTTCAGCAGTAGCGTTGGAGACAGCAACAAATGGTAACTTGATGTTAGTAGGCATCTTAAGACACCCTTATTTGAAGCCTTAATATTAACTTTTAACTTTATATACTATATACAGTGAATACATTCGAATCAAGAACAGAAGAAGTGTTAAGAGCTCACAAGGAGTTTTCAGCACTAGAGAATAAAAGAAGTGAAGCAGCTTTAAAGCTAAAACAAACTGTTAAGACTAACATCTTAACGGATATGCGCCAAGCGGTTACGCAAATGGAGGCTTTACGTAAAGGTAACGACAGCCGCTCACCAGTTGACATTTCGTTGGCTGAGTACGTGGGTGAAAGATGGGGTTTTAGCGGTGACAACCAAACTACTTTAGACAATTTCTATAAGGCGTTAGACATCGACCCAAGCCGCCACGCAATCCATAGTTTAATGACAACAGGTGAAATTCCTGATGGTTACCGTTTCTTGATGCCTGAGATTATCAGAGAGGCTATCAGACAAGGTTTGAGAAAACCTTCTGTTTATTCTCAGTTAATCGCAAGTGAGGAAACAGTAAGTCAAATGCAGGTTGCTATGCCTCACATCAATTTGTCAAATGGCAAAATGTCGAAGTTGGGTGAAGGTGAAACTATCCCAGTAGGAAACGTTTCGTTTGGCCAAAAATATGTGAAGTTGCAAAAAATCGGTACAGGGTTAAGGCTTACTGACGAAGTAGTTCAATTTGTTGCCTTAAACTTGTTAAGCTTATACTTACAAGATGTTGGGGTGCATATGAACAACGCACTTGACACATTGGCAGTTGATACTCTTATCAATGGTGACCAATCAGACAACAGCGAATCAGCTCCAGTAATTGGTGTTGCAACAGCTGGTACTTTGGTGTACCGTGACTTGATGCAAGTATTAATCAGAATGAACCGTTTAGGACGTTCTCCTCAAGCGATGTTATCTGACGAAACAATGTTCTTAGACATCTATAACTTGGATGAGTTCAAAGCAATTGGTATGAGAGAGCCATTAGACACTAGATTGAGCGGTATTACTCCAATGCCAGCGTCTTTGGCTTATTTAGTACACGGTGCAATGCCTGACACTAACCAAGTTATGTTTGTTGACAGAACGTCTGCATTGATTAAGTTAAACGCTCAGGCTTTAACTGTTGAAACAGATAGAATCGCAGAAAGACAAATGCAAGGTACTTACATCACTCAAACAACAGGCTTTGCCTCAATGTTTAGAGATGCTAGAGTAATACTTGACAAATCATTGGCTTTCTCAGGCAATGGATTCCCAAATTGGATGAACGTATCAGCTTTTGAAAACTCTTTATTTAGAAACTAATCATGGAAAAAGTAAGAGTTAAACTCAGAGACACCAAGACACAATTTTACGACATTACACAAGGCGCAGGCCTTGTGAGTGTCCAAGTAAAAGAGTTATACAAAACGCAAAAAGTAGCGACGTTGATTAAAGCAGGCTTTTTACAGCTTACAGAGGACGACCTTAACCCAGCACCAGCTGCAAATGTTGAACCAGTAGCAGAAGTTAAGCCAGTTGAACCACCAGTTGAACCACCAGTTGAGGACTTAGCGAGCAAGACAATTGACCAATTGAAAGCTATATTAACAGAGAAAGGGATTGAGTTTCCAGCGTCTGCTAAAAAAGCTGATTTGTTAGCACTTTTAGGAGCTTAAAAGCTTAAAATAATTACTAAAAAAGCCCTCACTACATTTGTTTTTGAGGGCTTTTTTACTTAACTTGCACTATTAAACTTATGGCAGAACTAAATAAAGTAAATCATGATAATTGGCTTAATAATGGATTACCTGACAAATCAGTTAATTTAATTATTGCAGACCCGCCTTACTTTAAGGTTAAGGGTAATTTCGATTTTGTATGGCCTTCTTTCGAGGCTTACTTAGAGGATGTTGAATTATGGGCAAAGGAGTGCAAAAGGTTACTAACAGATAACGGGACTTTGTTTTGGTATGGACATGCAAAGAAAATTGCATATGCTCAAATTATATTTGATAAATATTTTAATTTAGAAAATAATTTGGTTTGGAGAAAAACTAGCTGCCAAACTATGAAAAATAGTCCCGAATCGATGAGAACTTTTGCCCCAATTACTGAACGTATTTTAATGTATAGTAATGGAGTTGAATCTTATGAATACGTTAATTATAAAGATGATTCAATTTTTGTATTTCAACCTATTTTAGATTGGTTTGTATCTGAATTTAAAAAATCAGGATTAACAAGAAAAGAAGTTGATAAAGCTTGTAATACATCAAATGTAACACAATATTGGTTTTTAAAAAGAAATTTTCAAATTCCAACTTATGAAAAATATAAAATCTTACAAGAATTATCTAAAGAAAAGGCATTTCGCAAAGAATACGAGGAACTACGCAAAGAATACGAGGAACTACGCAAAGAATACGAGGAACTACGCAGGCCTTTTAATAATTTTAACGGTTTGCAATATGATGTTTTAGACTATTCGCAAGAAACCCATATAACAAAGGACTACGATCACCCAACTAAGAAACCCGAATCATTAACAATGACTTTAATTATGACTTGCAGCAGGGCAAATGATACGGTTTTAATTCCTTTTTCAGGTAGTGGAACAGAAGCTGCAATGTGTCAAAGATTAGGATTGAAATTTTATGCCTTCGATATTGAAGAGAAATATGTTGAAATGGGTAATAAAAGAATTTTAAAAGAACTTAACACTTAAAAATATGCCTCTTGTAACAGTACACAATCAAGACCTTAGTATTACTCAAATGGTGCTTAATAGGCTTACATTTGTGTTGGCTAATGATAACAACTACGCTATTATTTCCTCCTTCATTTGGGAGGTCTGCAATACTTATGAGATATGCTTAAAAGTCTCAATTGTAACCGACCCTGATACAGGCGAAATTACGATTGACTTAGCACGCATAGGAGACGAACAATATTATTCAGTATTGCAGCGTTCACTCATTGCAGATATAGTGTGTATTTACATGCTCGAAAAAATATCACTCCAAATATCAAGCGGCTTAGATGACAACGGTTTACCCATCAATGCAAGTACTTTCTTGAGTAAAGCAAAAGCGGGTAGTGTTGAAGTCGAGTACACGCAATTTGACACTAAAAAAGGCGGATCAACCCTTAGCACGACTGTAAGCGAGGCGTTAAAAGGCTTTAGACAGTCAGCATTTCAAAAAGGTATTCAGGCGGGGTGTTTGTTAGACGTTTGTAACGAATGTATGGAACGCTACAACGAATTAGCAGGACAAACCACACCTTCGCCCCCATTCATAGTTTTTAACTGTTTTCCTAAATAGAATCATGGGTATATTACTAACACCTCAGCAAATTATAGACATTAAGAACGTATTGGAGACAGTAACAGACCAGTTTTTCGTTACCACAGTACTTTACCACTTGGCAGGGGACAGCTTGGACAGATTCAACGAAGACAGAGAGGATCAGACAATCACTGATTACAATTTGAGCGGTTTGGTTGAGTTCCCAGTTTCAACCGTTGGACGTACACAAATGACAGGCGCAGGCGGTTATGATGACAAAGAAGTAAAGGTAAGCTTTAACTTCCGTAATTTAATTACAGCAGGGCTGACAGTGGGTAACGAAACAATAATGAATCCAGCTAAGGACTTTATGACCATTGAAGGTATTAAGTACAAAGTGACTAAGGTTTATTTGGATGGACCACTAGAAGCTGAAAACGTATTGACCATTGTAGAGGGTAAAAAGTACATCAAAAAGACTTAAGCAATGAATGACAAAACTTTTAAGAAAATAGGTGATTGGAATAAGGTTAAATTACTTTGTTCTATCATTGGTGAGGAAATGCAAAAGGCGGAGCAGCTTTGTTTACAGCGTTTCGGCTTAAAAGCAGAAGCACTCGCCAAGACTCATTTAAGCTTACAAGACTTGAAGTGGACAGCCTTAAAACCCGCCACAATCGCAAGAAAGGTAAGGAATGGGCACAGTGAAAACATACTCATTCAAACAAGTACTTACTTTCAAAGTATTACAAGTTGGGTAGAGGGTGAAACAGCCTACGCAGGAGTTAAGAAAACTGCGAGGTCAGGCGGTGAAGACTTGGCCAACATTGCGAGGGTGCAAGAATTCGGGTCAAAGTCTCGTAACATTCCAGCCCGACCACTATGGAAACCAGTTTGGGACGAAGCGATGGTGTGGGTAGTCAAACACAATTCACCAGTAGACATTTTTATGAAACGCATTGAAAAATATAACAAATGATAATTCAAACAGTAGACAGAAGCATAACAGAACACTTAAGAAGGCGAGCGGTGGAGCTTGGGTTTTTGCCCGACGTCACGCTTTACTCTTCAAGTGTGGACTACGCAGCAGCTAAAGAAGCCCTTAAGATTACCAATAACCTTAAAAGCATTATTGAAGTCTATGGCATAGGTGCCAGCGAAACGAGAGACGATAAAAGCGACGCTAAGATATTTTTAGATAGAGCAGGCGAGCAAGTGGGCACTGTTGGGGGTTGGCCCGAGGAATTCTACACTAAGAATATAGACGGAACGTTTAATAAATACCGTATGCCTGACATGAGTTACGACGTAATGTATGAGATTCGTACAATTACGACCAACACTCAAATAGATCGCACTATGGATAGTATTATTAGGCGTGTGTTAGGTGCTCGTAAGTACTTCAAACTCATTGATGCAAACGGTGTTGATACTAACGTCGTAATGTTGGCACTTTTCAAAGGTAGTGCTGATGTTTCAGGTGATGGGTACTTAGAAAGGGTGTATAAATACGAAGTGAATCAAGTGTGGCTTGAAGAGCCTGAATTATTGGCTGAAAACATACCAGCTTTAATCTCATATGCTGCAAATATTATACCAACCGACTTAATCGTAGTACCTGAGCCGCCACCTCCACCTCCAACGTGTCAAGTTGCGTTTGGTGGCATTAGTTTGACTTTGATAGACACTACTTTAACAGTAGGTGTGAGCTTAAACCCAATTGTAGGATTAAGTAGACTTGTATTGTCTATTAGAGACAGTATAACTGCTTTTAACCCTATTCAAGAAATATCGGTACCTGTTGACAACATACTAACAGATTTTGCATTTTATGTAAATATGTTACCCTACCCAAGTGAGAATTACTTCTTTCACGTAGACGCATATACGACGTGTGACGATGTAACACCTTCTGCGAGTGTGGAAACTAACGATCCGTTTACTTGGGTTGAAGTACCTAAATCATTCGATGTTACAGAGTTTTCATTTGCTCCTGATGGAGGAGGAAATTTAGCTATTCAAGTGACTATCGCAAATGAGTCTAGAGTTTCAAGTTATCAAGTGTTATACAGACAGGATCAAAACCCTATGACACCTTTTTATCCTGTTGCTCAATTCAACTACGACTCTAATGCAAACGGTATTTACAATATGGTGTTAAACCCTGACTTCAATACAAATAACATTCTTTACTTTGTAGTTTTGGGTACATTTGATGACGTTACCTCTCAGCAAGACGATCAAGGTAATAACTCACCTGAGGCAGCAGTACCTAACCCTACCTACTTTCAGTTTGACAATAGATTACCTGATGAGCAACAACTTATTCCAATTAGTAATGTATCTCAAAAGGAGTCTATCGAAGAATGGACACTTTTAACCCCTCCAATCGAAGGACTTACTTATCAGTTGGAGTTTGTAGACGCGGGTAATAGTAAGTTTGTAGACAATGCAGGTAATCTATCTAACATGTTGTTTATAAGTGGCGGACAGGCCTATTGGTATAACCCTCGTATTATGTGGGCTTATTCTACACTTGACACTCAAACACTTAACCCTTATATCAAGTTAACTATTTACAATAATGCAGGATTTACAGTGTGTGGGTTAGTAGCTCCTGACTTCACAAATATTGTCGTCATATCGTTAAACGTATGGTTAAGAGGCGCCATTAATACAGGTGTTTCATTACAGAACTCCAATGTATTATCCCCTACATATTTGTACGGTACTCCCGAGTACTTTGTGCCAAATGGCGTTAACTTCGGCAAGCCTAACCCATACGGTAATATCAAAATGGCTAAAGACTTCTTTTATTTTTCCGATCCTAACATTGTCGACCTAGTAAAAGTAGAGTTAAGAGAAGAAGACCAAAACAATGTAGGATTTCCGAGTGAAACAGTGGTAGACAGTGCTTTTGTTTGGGTTCGTAGGCCTGACAGTTACACAACAGGGGCTAATTCTCGTAACTGTGTAGATTTCTTTACAGCTAAAAATGGGTTTGTAGCTTTTAATGCTGATCCTAATATTGAGTACTTTGTTGTTGTTAAGCACCGTAACCACTTAGCAGTAAGTAGTAACAAACAATTACTTTCTCAAATGGGTAATGCGAGTTTCATAGACTTTACTAATTCAGCATATGTACTTGTGACAGGTGGTACAGAAACATACACAAATGTAAACTCTTTTGTTTTTATGCAATATGGAAACTGTCATGACGAATTTGGAGACGTGGGAGAAGTTAACCCTAATGACTTATTCGATGTTACGCAGGATTTAAATTTGTTTGTGGGTTACTCTAACACAGACGTAGATTTAAATGGTAGTGTTGAGAATTCGGATGTGGCCATAGTGACAGAAGGTGCAGGAGCTTTATATTATTCAGGCGTCCCAAATCCAAGTTTACTGTAAATATTTTGAATTAATGAAATTTTTGTTTAAATTTGCAAATAAATAATAAATTATGAACCCAGTAGGAATTGCACGTACAGAGATAGAAATAACGGATCTATCTGTATTAATCGCTACAGGACTTAAAGGTGTAATTGGGGTGTTAGGTATCACTGAACGTGGGCCAGTAAACACACCTACACTGATAGGGTCTTGGATCGAATATCAGCGAGTATTTGGCGGATTACTTGATTATGAAGCTGATTACAGAAAGTCACAGTTTCCTTTGCTTTGTAAAAGAGCGTTGGAGGCAGGCGCAAAGCTTCGTATTTCGAGGGTAGCTGAATATTCAGACATCACAGATTACACGACTTTAGTAGGGGCTAAAGCTACTAAAGATTTTACGCAATTGGCAGTTAGTGAAGTATTGGCAGAAGGTACAATCACAGTTACAGCAGCAGGTACAGCAGCCAACACCATAGAAGCTTTTGTTTCAGGTAATAGCATCGGTGTTGCTACTATTCCAGTAGCTCCGACTACTACGACCACAGCCAACGCTTTAATTGCTGCTATCAATGCAGCAACAGGTACAAACGGAGGCTACACAGCCGCTTTAAGTGGTGCAAATGTGGTTGTCATTACAGCTCCAATTGGGTCGGGTGCAGGTGCTAATGGTAGAGTTGTGAGTTACTTCTCTAATACAGCAACCGCAACAGTAGCAGCATTCGCAAACGGTGTTACAGAGGTTGAGGCAAGCGAGTTTACAGTTACAGCTAAAAGCATCGGTTATTGGGGCAATGACGTAACAGTCACCGTAACAGACGCATACTCAGGCAATACAGCTAAAAAGGATATCAAAGTTACTTTAGCAGGTTACCCTGATTTAGAACAAACTGTAAGAGACGTAAATGTAACGCCAAGTGTTCAAGACATTGAAGTGTTAAACTCACAGCTTAAATACGTAGATATCAGCGGTGTTAACACTACTTTGTTTAATGCTTCGGGGGCTTTATTGTTAGGGTCTCAGGACGTGGACACGCTCCAAACTATCCACTACATCGGAGACGTTGCAAGTGCGACAGGCTTACACTCATTTGACGACTCTAAGGACATCGTTAAAATTTGCGTGCCTGAATTGGCAGTTGCAGAATTAGACATCGCAACAGTGGCTTATGCTGAATTAAGAAAGGATTTGTTGGCAATCGTAAGAACTCCAGCAGGTGCGGACGGTCAAACAGCTATAGATTACAGAGAGGGCGTTTTGTCTTCTACTACTCCTATCAATAATTGGAGAGGTATTATGGTTTTTGGTGACCACTACATAACACATCCAACGTCAGGCGTTAAGGTGCAAGTCCCAGTAATTGGAGACGCTTTAGGACGTATGAGTAACAAAGATAACGTTGCGTTTGAGTGGTTCTCATGGGCAGGTCAAAAAAGAGGTCGTATTCCAAACTCTTTGGGCATGGTTTACAACTTAGGTACAGCAGCACGTGAAACATTGGCTTCTGCGGTTGTATCTAGAGGTGTTAATCCAGTTATTGAGCATGATTCATTCGGTGTCGTATTGTGGGGTAATAGTACACTTCAAAAAGAAGACACTTTGCTTAAGAAGGCGAATGTAGCTGAGTTTATGATTTTCTTAACTCGTAGCTTAAAGCCTTTGATTGAGACTGAATTTTTCGACCCTAACGACATTCAAACGTGGAAAAACATTTACCGTAGAGTAAGCCAGCTAATGGAGTACTTAAAGGCAAATAGAGGGGTTTATGATTACTTGTATCAAGGTGACCAAGACATTGACACTTTGGATCAGGCAGTTGTAAACGAGTCATCAAACATCACAGCAGGTCAATACAAATTCAACCTGTTTGTTCAACCTATCCCAGCGTTAGAGTACGTAGGGATCAACGTAATTGTGACTAATTCAGGGGTAAGTTTTGAAATCGCACAGTAATCATGGCACAAATAGCAAATACAAGAAAAGTATTCAACTTTAGAGTTGAGATAGAAGGAGTCGACCAGTGGGAGATCCAAAAAGTGACAATACCTGAAATTGAGATTGAAGCAGTCGAGCATGGAGACGCTAATTTTAGCGTAAAAACAGCGGGCAGAATAACAGTAGGGGATTTAGTCATGGAAAAATTAAGACCTTTGCCAGCTTCAGATGTTTGGGCGTGGAGATGGTTACAAGATGCGCAAAACATTCAAACAGGAGGCGGAAAGCTTCAGGCGAATGTGAATCGTAACATTGTAATCAAAGAAATGTCAACAGATGGAGTTACAACGGTTAATAGATGGTTCTGCGAGGGTTCATGGGTTAAGAAAATTAGCCAAAGCGACTTCGACAGGGCAACCTCTGACAACATCATTGAGACAGTCACTTTCTCAGTTGATAAGTGTTACAGAATCTAAAAGCATACGTTTTACTACTATTTTTGTCTGGCATTTGTTTTTCCCGAAGCTTTGAAAGGCTTCGGGTTTTTATTTATATCAAATACTTATAGTTTTCCTCGCCTCTCAGCCTATAAGCCACTTTATGCCCTGATTCGAAACGTTTAGACTCATTACGCCACAACTCGAAATTAATGTGAGTGTGTGGAATGGTGAACGACTCAATGTTTCCTTTTCCGTCGTCAAACTGTTTCACTGAGTCACGGAAATAAGCAACAGGTTTACAGTCTGCTAAGTCTTCATACAACTTTGCAAAGCCTTTTAATTTAAGTTTACGAGTCATTGAAGTAGTAGCTCCAACACTACCCCTAAAGAATACAACGTAAGGCTCCAATACAAAACCATAAGCGGTAACCTCTTTGAATTCTGCTTTAATGTCACGACTTAAAAAGAATTGCAGCCTCTCTAAATCTAGCATTTCAGCAGTGTATGTTTTTCTAGTGTACTTTATAGACCTGTGCAACTCTCTAGCGTAGTCTTCAGGTGAAAGTTTAACTTTGAGTTGGTCAGAAACTGTATAACTGTAATAAGGTTCATTAATTACTATATACTTGACGTCAAAGTTCTTAGCGTCTGCTTTGGTCTGTGTTATTGTGGTCTCAGATATTTGATCCCAAAACTCCATGATGTGGAATGAGCACTCAATAAAGAAATCAAAAGGGACTTCTAAGCGTCCCCCTTGTTTCAATGTTTCAATCAATTCTTTGTATTTTTCCATTACTCCCAAAGCTTTTTTGCAATGTCTAATTTCTTTTGAATTTCGTTAACTTCTTTTTTCGCATAAGCCAAAGAGTAGCTATGTTCTTTTGGAATAGTTCCATTTTTCAACCCTTCGTGTCTTTGTTTAGCACCTTCGAGTAAGAACTCGTAATAATCTAAACTTTCAGGCATTGACAAATTAATGTCATTTGCTTTTCTACTCCAATACTCCGCCCTTTGCTCCAGCGTTTCAGCTTCTTTTTGCAGCTCAACAGCTTTATTCATTCTGTTGTGGTTACGCTCAATTAAAGCTCGGTGTCTTTTCTCGCTATGGTGCCCGATTTTGATAGGTTCCGCAAGTATTAAGAAGTCTTTGCCCTCGTCAGCTGCTTTCCACTTTTCGTCACTCTTAGCCTCTTTTTTCTCAGCTCTTTCTATTAACCTGTCTGCTTTGCGTTTAGCGTATTCTTGAGCGTCTAAACCGTCAGCACGTACAATAGAGTAGTAAAAGAAACCGCCACCCTCTGCAACTAGGTTAAAAACTATGTGGTCGTTCTCTTTTCCGTACTTGGTTGTAACTTGGATTACGTCGCCTCTGTTATACGTTGTGTCACATTTAGCGACAAATACATTCGGGCAATACTTAAAATAGACATTCATTTTGTAAGTGTTTTAATTATGGTTACAAAGATACTAGTTAACTTTTAATTTACAAAATTTTTTTAATAATGTTTTTAAATTAAAAGTTAACTTATTGATTATCAGTAAGAATAATTTATTTTATGTTTAACTGCTCTATTTTATCTTTATATATTGAAAAGTCTAATAAAGAACCAAATATACAAGCCCCTTTTTCTATGGTTCCATAGTCTTCTATATTTCCTGTTATACAGTATTTTGTGGGGTAAAGGTTTATGCCTTGCTGGTTTACATGGTTGCGGTCGTAAAAATAGCCATTTAGTAGGTAATCACTTGTATAAAGGTCTATTAGGTCTTTACTTGTATTTGGTAAGTCTTTTTTGAAGTAGATGGTTTTATCTTTTGCTTCAGTAGTATATGTCAAACTTCCATAATAACTATTCTGATATACAAAATAGTTAAAGTTTGAACTGTCTACTACGACTGTGTAATGTCCATCTAACACATCAGTATCATTTTTAGGTAGTAAGTTCCACAGATTAAAATAAAAAATATTATCATCTATAGCATATAAACTGCCTAAGCGTCCTAGTGTGTACATTTTGTACTTCTCTTGTAATGAGCTTCTAACAGACTCTAAAAACTCTCTATCTATTTTTTGCATTGGCTTATTATTTTATTTTTAGCTTTTTATCAAAGTAGCGTTTAAGCTCCTTTTTACCTTTGTAGTACTTGTTAGTACCGTTATAGATTTTAATTTCGGAGGCGTCCAAAATACTAATAATTTCGTCCTGATTTTCCGCAGTTACGACAATTGAGTTAGGGGTTTGTTTCGACTGTTCGAGGTTGCCGCACTCGTTTACTTTGAAAAATAGAATCTTAATCTTTGCCATTAGTCGTAAGTGTGTGGGTTTAAGTTAGTAGCTAATACACATTTATTGCTTGGGTGATTTAGCATGCGCTCTAAATCTTGTTTAGTGCCTTCGGTTACGCTATACATTTGCCAATATAAGTT